TCAATACGATTGATCTTGTACCAGAGCATGAATGCACCAAAGTACATTCTATACAGAATAAGCAAAGAAATCGGGCTAGCACTGATAAGTCTAGTCTTGAAATCCTGTGCCTTTTCAATTGGTCTAAGTTCATCTTTCAAACTGTCCATGAATATATGTTCACAACGTGTGTTTTCTTTGGCTTTTTCCAAAATGTCTTCACATCTTTTCTTGAGTGCGAGAGCATTAGGTCCGACCAAATCAAACTCATCTTCATTTCCGAAATAAAAAGTCTTCCCTCTTACGCCCTTAGTGTATTTAATCACATCAGGGTAGCCAGGGGAAGTTCTTCTATTGATAGAATCAAATTCTGTTCCTTCAATTCCAGAAACGGCTTCCTCGAAAGTGAACAATCTAGGCTCAACATCTTTGTTACTGTTGGCAAAGATATAGTCTTTGTATGTGTCTGCTGCCAAACTCAAAACATCACCAGCTATAATTGGTGTTGTCATATTGTAATTGAGCATGGCAGATTCCCAAGGATCACGCTTAACGTTATTTACGAATTCAGACCTTAATTTGGCTGGAATCATATAATTCTGTGCAACAGTATTGTGCATATTGCTTTTAATGATGGCAGATTTGTTTGCAATGGGTGCTTTATCGACTTTGCGCAACATACCAAATCTTCCATCTCCAATTAGAGTGGGTGAGTTAAATGTTACATCATCCATTTGACTGACCACAAGATTGTGTTCAGGTATTTGGACCAAACAATCTTCGATATCTTCTTTGCAAAACAAAGCTGAGTAACCCAAGGATTGTCCTGGTGAACCTGCTACGTGTAGACCTCCTACCTTACGAGTTTTCTTGGTAGGATCAAGTATACTAAGCAAAGCCCCGCAATCTCCTTTCTTGGTTGCTACGTTGTAGGCTATGGCAGTGGTTATAGTATAAGGTTCTAACTCTTTACCATCAACGTATATCTCAGATTGCACTTCTCCCTTGGTATGTACAGTGTTTATCTGTTGGCCCAAAGTTGAAAGCATGCAAGATGCAGTTCTGCCTAAGGTTTGCAGATCTTTGGCCGTAACAATATATTTCATAATGTCACGACGTGGGGGGAAATTGGGGAAGGCTGCACAGATCAAATCTTGTGACACCAATTGGTCTGTGTCATAGACGTTTTCCAATATTTGGGCTGCATCATATACAACTTCATGAGACGTACCGGTTTCATTGATCTGGCCGGTAAGCTTAATCTGAACTCTAGATTCGGGATCCATTTCAAGTTGACTGTTGATAACATCAAAGAAATGATGTGGTAAAATTGCCACATTTCCTCTGATAAAGGTTGCATAACCACATTTGGTCCATTCATTGGTATTTTCTAACCTAAGATGAACAGAATACATGTTGAATTTTACAATCTTCAAATTTATGTCTTCACCCTGAGCGTCACTAACAAGTGACAACTGAGGGACAGTTCTTGTCGCTCTCATATCTTTAGCTGACTTCTTGTTTGCTCTAGCTTTCTTTGGTCGCAACTTGTAATCACTTTCTGGTTCAAGATCGAACAGAGTTTCTCCACTAGTTCCATCTTGGGAAGTAAAGAAGATACTATATAAACTATATAGACCAAAGAAAACAAATGAAAGCTTAAAAGAATTCTTCCAACTAACATAAGTTTTAAATTCATCCCAACTAGTCAAAGCTAATTTAATCTTTGAGAAGATTTCTCTTATGGTAGTCTTAAGTGTTCTGGTCTCTTTCGTATAGAAAACATATTTAGCCTGAACAGGAAACAGAGAAGTGAATGATTCATCGTTGGACAAGTCAAAAATCAGCTGATCCAATGGATAGCTAAGGTCTAACACATGCCCAACAA